GCCGTCTGCGGCGTTGACCGCCAGGACGTAGGCCCGCGCGGCGGCGTCGGTCGGCAGCACCAAGCCGGAAGCCCTTGGGCGAAGCAACCTAGGTGACATTGGCATGGTGGCGCGGCTCTAGAGTAGGGATGTAACGACGGTCAGACCACACGCCAGACGCTCGACGTGGCGTCGTACACGATCAAGGCCGCACCGCCGTTCGCCGACATCACGTAGTTGCCAGCCCACGGCACCGCGAACCGCGCGTTGGCATTCGGGCCGGTCGCGTGGTTGAGCGTGATCGGGGCCGTCGCTCCGACGTTGATCAGGAGCTTACTGTCGCCGTCAACTCCGGTGATGCCCATGTTTTGGATCACCACGCCCGTCGAGCCGGTGACCGCTAGCCGGTAGATGTCGCCCGATCCGGGGCTGTAGCCGGTGACCGTGGTGCTTGCCGTGAGGGCCGTCGGCGTGACCACAACGTTGGTGTAACTCGATCCCGTGGGACCGGTGACGCTGGGGCCAGTAGCCCCCGTGGCACCCGCCGGACCGGTGACCGTCGAGGCTGCACCCGTGGGGCCCGTGGCACCCGTAGCGCCGGCCGATCCGGCAGTGCCCGCGCTGCCCGTCGGACCCGTGGGGCCGGCAATCCCGCTGCCAACGAGCTCCCAGGCCTGGCCGTTCCATTTGTAGGTGCGACCGCCGGTCGTGGTCTCTTGATTGAGGGACGGCGAAGAGGGGAATGTCAGAGGCATGAATCACCTATCAGGGTTAGCCGTACGGTTCCATGTAAATCACTCGCCACACGCTGCCGTCCCAAACAACAGATGCCGCCCTGTTGTTGTAGCCAGCGGCACCTAACGTCGCGACCCCGGTGGCCGTATTAGTTGCAACGGTGATTGAATAGGCGTTGCCGGTTTCTTTGATCAACAAGTCGAAACCAGCATCGACGCCGGTCGGCAGCTGCACTGTGCGGCTTGCGCCCGTTGCAGCGATGAACTGATACCTTGATGACGAGCTATTGAGAGTGATTGTGCCGGTTGCGGTGACCACGCTAATGCCGCCTCGCGGTGCGGGGCCGGTCGGGCCAGTAGGGCCTCCGCTGGGGCCGGTTGCGCCTCGCTCTCCCTGCACGCCGATCTCAATGAACTGCGAACCGTAGCGGACGTAATATCGCCCCGTTGAGTCGTCGAGCCACACAGCACCGGCGACTGTCAGGCCAGTAGCCGTGGGGGCTGTCGGACCAGTGGCGGAAAACGCGATGCCGCCCGTCGGGCCGGTTATTCCAGGCCCCGTGCTGCCAGTTGCGCCGGCCGGTCCGGTGACGCCAGCGCTTCCGGTCGGCCCGTTGCTCAGGTCGATGCCGGTCGGCCATCCGGTGACCGCGTCCTTAGGACCGTAGAGCAGTTTGTTGGTGCGGTCGATGAACAGGTCGCCCGCGTTGCCGACGCCGCCCGTAGGCGCAGCCGTGCCCGCGAGCACCGGCGAGGCTCCAGACGGTAGAGAGAAAAACGGCATTGACTACCTCACCACACGTAGGGTCCGCCGATCTCCACCCACACGGACCCGTACCGTGCGTAATACTTTCCGTTGTCCGTGTCGAACCACGTCGCCCCGGCCGTCGCCGATGCCGGGGCATCAGCCTGGACGTAGCTCTCGCCAGCGCCCGCAGGCCCCGTGGGGCCAGTGCTGCCAGCCGAACCAGCACCGCCCGCAGGGCCGGTCGGTCCCGTGGCACCTGCCGACGCGAAGAACGACGACAGCGTCGTGAGCGTGACCCGCTTCGTTGCACCGTCCGACACGATCGGCACTACGTCCGGTCCGGTGACGGCAGTATCGAGCGGCAGCTGCGTGATTTTCTTTTGTGCCATTACGCCACCAGGAGGTCGCCGTCTTCAGTGATCAGGTTGTCGCCGCCCTCGGTCAGCAGGAACACGGCCCCGCTTTCGATCTGCTTGGTGTGGATCCGCACCACCGCCCGGAAGGCGTCGCCAAAGTGGAACACGGGCACGCCTCGAGGCGATGCCACTTCGTATTCGCACAAGTCGCCGCCGACCGTCTCGACGATCACGTCACCACGCTGCGGCTCGCCATACGGCAAATCGCCGTAGCTGACGAGGTAGTCCCGGCTCTCCCAGTTCTCGACCACGCCTGATTGGTTGGCGGCCTCAAACTGCGAGCGGCCGATCGTGGCTGTGATCGCGGTCTCGTCCTCGCCTCGCCTGTAGGTGACGCTGGCACCGGCGGCAGCTTTTAGCTGGCCAGCCAGCCAGGCGGCACCATTGGCGAGCAGGTCGGGCACGGATCACCTCCACGCGGATCCCCACAACGCCCCGGCGGCGCGCGGAGGGTGAACGCGCACCTGCCGGGGGTTGCGGGGAGGCCCGAACTACTTGTTGATCAGCACATGAACCGACGTGTCGCCCACGAGCCGAGCCTTGGCGAGCTTGCCGGCCGCCACGCCGGTCGAGGCATGAGCCACGCCCGAGGTCGCGTACCAGTTGATCGCCGAGCCCTGGGCACCGGTGGCACCCGTGGCAACCGGCATCTCCCAAACACCATCAACAGCCAGCGAGCCGAGCGCGTTGGCAGCGATAGGCCGGGGGGCAACACCGATGAGCGAGCCGATCACGACGACCTCACCGGCCGCCACAGCCGAGGCCGGCGTGTGGTCGAGGAGGTCGCCATCCTGAACGTAAGAAGCCATGAGAAACACCTCGTCAGATGGAAAGGGTTGGTTGGATGGTCCCAGGCGGGCGGGCACTGTTACCCGCCCGCCTGGTTGAGATCACGACAGGGACTACACGTCCATCTTCACGCCGCCGAGGTACTCGGCCTGCGCGACGCCCACGTCCCAGAAGCCACGCATCTGGATACCCAGCACGTTGAAATCCGCGTCGGCGGTTTCGACGATGGGGCTCTGCTGGCCGTTCAGGAACGCGACCTCCATCGTGGCCAGGTCGGCCGGCGATGCGAGGAGGTAGTAGTCGCTGGCATCGGTCAGGTAGGTCGAAGAAACCACCTGATACCGACCGGCGAACACGTTGGTAGAGGGCTGGCCGTTCGTGTTGCCCGACGCGATCTGCGTCGAACCCATGAGCTCGGCCGCCGTCACCTCGAGGTCAACCGGCACCAGCAGGATCCGGGGCTGAACGGCGACGGGATTACCGTCGGCGTCCTTGAGCTTACGGAACAGCGTGAGGGCCTCCTTGAGGCCGGGCATGCCGAGAGCCGTCGCGCTCGTCTTCTTGTTGCCACGGGCAACGGTGAAGAACGCCGAGTCCGCCTTGAACGCATCCCAGAAGAGATCGTTGAGAGCCAGAGCGCCACCGCGTCCGAGCCGCTGGGGCACGGCGGTGATAGCACCGAGGTCGTCGTTGATCAGGTCCGTACGGGTGACCGAGGTCATAATCCCGTAGGTATCCGCCGAGATCGTCCGGCTTTCCTCGCTGGCCGCCGCGTTCTTGAGCTCGCCACCGTTGGCGACCTTCTGGAACTTGAACGACCCGTTGAGCCGGTAGCTCGTGTAGGTCTTCAGGTCCGACACGCTGCGGGTCGAGGCGATCTGCCGCCACGAGTCCTCGACGCTGGAGAAGCCAGCGAGAAGGAACTTGTTGGCGGTGTTGCTCAGGATGCCCGAGATGCTGTGCGTCGCCCACGCGGCCTGGAGGATCGGCCGGAGGGTCGAAGCGGTCAGCCGACGCGGGCCGTCGTAGCCATTGGCCTCAGCCGCAGCCACGAGCACTTCGCCGAGGGACGTGGTTCGCTTGGCCTTGTGGGCCGCTTCCAGCGTCTTCTCGTCGTAGTGCTTCTCGGCCTGCGGGAGGCCGGCCTGCAGTGCGAAGCAGGCCTCGATCACGTCGGCCGAGGGGGCCGAGTCCTTGACGACGTGGACCGCCGGGGGGGCCGGGCGCTCGTCGCGGGTCGCGTTCAGCTTTTCCATCTGGGTGACCTTGTCGGTGAGGGCTTGGATCTGGGCCTTGAGGGCCGCGCCCTCTTCACTGGCCTTGACCGTCTCGGGCTCCACGGCGACCTCCGCCGTGGCCGCCACGACCGGGGTCTCGACGACCTCGTCCGTGGGCTTCTGGTTGGCGTCAGCCGCCATAGAAACCTCCTCCGCGACCTCTTCAGCCGCGATGGCGACGCTGGTCTGCGAATCAGCGCCAAGGGTTACGAAAGAGACCTCCCGCAGACTGGAGGCCTTGACGATGCGGACCGGCCCAACGTGGGCCGCCCCGTTGACTTGTGCGACAGCGTCGGCGTCGAACTTCTGATGCCTTATCACGTCAGCACCAACGGACGCTTGGAACTGGTAGCCGGCTTCCGCCAGTGCGAGCACCTGGTCGGCGTTGCCGTTCTTGGCGAGGATCTCGCACTCCACCACGATCTGCCCGCCCTCGACGCGCGGCACACCCTGCCCGAGGATCGACCCGAGCGAGTAGTCGTGGCCGAGCACCACGGGCACCGTGGCCGGCAACTGCATGCCTGCCACGTCGATGATCACAGGCTCACGGCTCCACCCTTGGCGGATAGCCGAGCCGGTGTAGGCGACG